CATCGCTAGCCCGTACACGTATAACTCCTCGACCGGATGGAACTCAGCGACGCAGGCGTCTGCGCTATTGCTTGACACCAATAATCAACATCTTGGACCCACTTATCTGTCGAATAACTTTGGGGATTGGAGCGGATCAAAGGATGGGGCGATGTTTGAGGCTGGCGGCGGCATGACCTGCGCTGTCCCGGTCGTCTCGACTGGCAATTTTGACATGATTACTGGGAATTCGGCCAACGGCTTCCAAGTTGGCGCTCCAGGAACTGGATGTTGAGAATGAAGGTTCTACGCGTTTTATCAACTATCGCGGCGCTTCTACTCGGGGCGATAGCGCCTGCATGCGCAACGTCGATTCTGACGACCGGCGCGGGCGGGGTCTTTATTGGTTCGGGTCCACTCTCACCCCCCGCCATTACGCCACAGCTTTCGGCGCAGTTCGATATGAATCCGGCGAACGGCAGCAGCAACAACGCGCTGATCTTGCCAACGAACTCGACTTATTGGCCGTCAACGGTCACGAACTCCGCTTTCTGGACCTTCTCGGGTCGCACCGATTCCTACATGGAAACGGCGTCCAATTATGAATATTTGCTCTCGAATGGCAACAATTCGCCGCTTTATTTGATCGGGTATGTCGCTGGCAAGCCACAGTTTCTTTCTCAAGCTGTCTATGATGGAACGTCGTTCGGTTGGTGGTGGGGTACACCTGGCGTCAATGTAAGCGCGAGCGGGCCGACTGCGCCTACGCTGACGAATTACAATACTGGTCTTTATCCCTGGACGGCGACTGGCGGCAACTGCCAGCGTGAGCCGTCCGGCTATTACGGGCCGTCGGTCGGGATCGGGATCGTCGATCTCGGCTTCAACTGCGCAATGCAACCTGTCATCGTTCCTGCGGCGATTCCGGGGTTCGGATCGCAGCAGACGGTTGCAACTGGCGCAACGTCATGCGTCAGTAATTCTCCTGTCTTCGGGGAGATGACCGTCACGACGACGGTCGCTGTTAAGCATGGCGTTTATCCGAATGGCCAATTTACGCTTTCAGGTTTTAGTGGCGCAGGTAATACTGGCTATAATGCAACTTATAGGGCCACAACCGGAACGACTGGGACGACGCTGGTCGGCATCGCGTCCGGCTCCTGTCCGGCGAACAGCCCGGACACGTCCGGTGGCCTTGCTAATCCGGGGACTTCCTCTTCGGGCGGGACTGGCGCTTATGTGACCATGCCGTCGGCGGCCATCTTTAAGAGCAATTGGACCGGCGTTTCGATCAAGCAAAATCAGGAGTTCTGCGGTGTTGAAGGCGAATACGGCGCGGACTCACTGTTGCCCGGCCTTCAATATCTCCGCATCATTGATGCCAAAACAGGACTTGACCTTTACGGCTCGCCCGCGACTCCGTACACCCTGAACCAAGGCGCGTCCAATTTCACCGGCTACGTGTTTGGTCTTGGGGCCGTAGGCTCTGCGCCGCAGCAAGATACGTCCTTTCCGATCACCGCCTCGATCAGTGCAGCCGGGGTAATGAACGTTACTGCCGTTACGTTCACCGCGACTGCCTCGATTTCTGGCACGACCATGACCGTGACCGGCACGCCGACGGGCATTCTTGCTACGGGGTTGTCGTTTACCGGCGCGGGCGTGACGGCGGGAACGTCAATCACCGCACTTGGCACAGGCACGGGCGGGGCGGGGACCTATACCGTCAACAATAGCCAGACCATTTCGTCGGAGACGATGACGGTCAGCGGCGTGCTGGCGACCGGTATGACAATCACCGGCCCGTCGCTTCCGCCGACCACCATTGCGTCATTCGGTTCGGGCTCGGGCGGGACCGGAACCTATAACCTCGCCGCGACTCAGGCAGGCGCGCTGCCGAGCGGGACCTATACCGCGCACACCTATAACCCCGCGCTGGTCGTCACCGCGCTCAATTCCTACACGATCACGGCGGCGAGCTATTCGTCGAGCGGCAACGGGCAGGCGACCTTCACCACCTCCGCCGTGCATGGGCTCATCCCCGGCTCGATCTTCACCGTCTCGGGCGTCACGCCGAGCGGCTACAACGGCGTCTATATCGCGCTGGCGGGCACGGCGAATTCGACGCTGGTCGGAACCACGATCACTAGTCCCGCCGTGCCGACGCTGGTCGCGCTCGCTAATCCGGGAACCTATTCTTCGGGTGGCACGGCTCAACCCAATATCGTTCCTGGCTTGCTGATCGCCGGGACGACCGGACCCAATTCGTCGATCATGCCCTTCGGCGCGCTCGGATCGACCGGGACAGGTGGGACTGGAACCTACGCGATCAACATCAATCAGCCGACCTGGACCTTCACCGGCGGCACCGGCGGCGTCGCTTCGACCTCGCTTGTGGTTACGGCGCAACCTGGCGGTTCCGGGACCAATTACGAATGGCTCGCCGCAGGTGTTGGCCTTACGGGTTCAGGTGTCAGCGCTGGAACGTATATTGCTACTTCTGTAACAGGTGGTAGCACTGGAACCTATATCCTCAATCAGAACGCAACTGTCACGGCTGGAACGACCCTGACCACGACCGGGAGCATTTGGACGTCGGGCGCGCCGGGCAACCTCTACGCCTTGGCGTCGGGCTTCTACTACCATCCGCAACCGAGCACGGCCGTCGCTTACGGCGGCGCTCCCACGGCGCATACGCAAGCGAGCCTTGGCAATTTCATCGCTACCCTTGGCGCGAAGACGTCCGGCGCTGGAACAAATAATCAGCAGTGGGGCGGAAGCGTCGCCAATTTCGGCACGCATTGGGGCGTCTTTCCTCAGGATTCGACTGGCGCGCCGTCGCTTACTGCTTTGCAGGCGATCTGCAACAAAACGCAAGACTATCTTGCCTTCGACACAGTGAACAGTATCACTGCGCAAGCCCTGTACCGCATGGATGATGCGGGAACGTGGGGCGATTCTAGTGACGCCACGATCACCGGTTACATTTCAGGCGCAAGTGGAACAAGTGGCGGCACGGCCACGCTCAATGTCTCTACGACCGTGTTTGGTTCGTTGGTTGGTTCTGGTACAAACTATCTAGCTGGACCGGGCCTCGCTGGTGGTGGGGGTAATTACGCAACGCTCACGCTGACTGGTACAGCAGGATCAAGTTATACCATCACGTTTCCGGCTGGCGTAACATCGGCTAATCTTGGTTCTTCTGGCTCGCCGGTTCGCTTCTCGGTAGGCAAACAAAAACCGATGACTCTTACCGGTAATGGTTATATTAACGGCTATCTCACAACGAGCGGCGGTAGCGGGCCGTGCGCGACGCAAGCTTGCCTGCATGTGACCAGCTTCCAGACTTCGACTATGTCCTGGAACGGCTCGGCGCATTTCACTGGCACACTCGGCTCGGGCGGAACGCTTGTCGTTGATGCAACAACGGCGGGCACACCTGCGGTCAATCAGCTTTGCCTCGATTCAACCAACATCACCGGCGCGCCGATCGGGATTACTTCATACAGCGCGCCAAACGCGACAACAGCCGGTAGTTATTATTCATCTTTCGCCAGTTCGGGGTCACCGGACACCAATGTCGTTTGCGCTGCCTCTTGGGTGACGCCCAACCAAGTTCTCTCGGGGACGAGCCTGCCCTATCCGGTCATGATCACCGGCTACGCTAATGGCTCGATCGGCGGGCTTGGCGATTACCTCTTGTCCAATGCCTCGAACGGCGCGGTTGGCTCGTCCGGCTCGCCGGTCGCGATCACGCTCAGCGGCATCTTTGCCGGTCCCGCCGTTTCCTATGGCCCAGCGCTCACTATCAATGACCATGGACCTGGCACAACTTTTGCGATTCCACCCGGCAGTTCGACTGGAAATATTGTTCTTACCGGAGCTTATAACACAACAAGCCTCGGCGGGACGCCGTCGGCGATTCAGGCGCAGCTTTCAGCCACGCCTAACGGACCAGCTGTTTCTGGTTTCTCATGGGCGAATCTATCGCCACAGTCAATTAACAGCGGTAATTGGTCAGGAACGATTAGCAACGTACCTGCGGGGCAGTATTGGGTTAGCGTTCGACCCGCGAATGGTACGGCTTATGTGCAATTGCCAAATTTTATTAAAGTTGGGGCGGTGTTGGGTATTACTGGTGAGGGCACGATTGGGACCTGTACAGGTGCAACGGCGGGACAGAACGGAACGAGCAATTATGGTTTCCTGGGCGGCGATTTCTGGCTTTGGGCGGCGTCACCGATTTTCGGACCGCCGATCGTTGCTGACGCCAAGCCCTCGGCGATCCAGTCCGGTTACGTTAATAGATTCCAGGGCGGCGGGCAATATTCGATCCTGCCTGAGTGCCAACTAGCCATTGCGCAATCGTTTTGGAATCTGACCGGTGTCCCGATCTCCGAAGCTAATCTCGTGCGTAATGGCGTCGGCGTTTTCCTTCCTTTGCTCGGCAACCAGCCACAGACTCAAACGCTCGGCGTCGGTGACGGGACGTCGACGGAATGGTGTTCCTCATCGACCTATTGCGCGAATAGCGCTAACGGTCCGCTCACTTATAATGCGGCTAATCTCTACGGGGCTTCGATTACCGGCTCTGTGGCAACTTCAGGCGGCGTCTCGACATTGACGGTAACGGCGCTGACGGGTGTGCTTTCGCCCGGTCTCGTTCTCTCCGGGGCAAACGTAACGGGCTCACCGACGCTGGTCAATTGCGCTTCGCAGTGTAACTTCAATTCAACTACAGGTGGCACAGCCGTCAATTCAACTTGGACATTGAGCAGTAATCAGGGAACAATCAGTTCGCAGACGTTTACGGTTAAGCCTGCAGGTGGGGCTCCGCTTCAGCCGTTTCAAAATACAACAGGCGTGGGGCCGGTTTTCAGTTCATCCAATTATGCTATGCAGGCAATCAAGCCGGGCACATTCTCAGTCAGTGTTGGCGGAACGAAGGTCTGCGACGATTCCGCCTTTACGTTCGATTACACGAAGTTCGGAGGAACATGCGCCGGGGCGGGCATCGCGTCTTCATTCGTCAATTACCAGACCGGCGCCTATCAGGTTACATTCTCGACGCCTCCGGCCAATGGCGCGGCGATCAATGCGACCTGGACGAACCTTATGTCCGACGACCAGACCGGCGTTAGCCCGAATTACTATCCAGAGCTTGTGGACTGGTTTGGCTTCCCGAATGACTCGGCGAGCGGGCTTTGGGCGGCGACGTTCGACAAATTCCCGTCCGGCGCATCAGCCATCATTCACGGCGGCTGCGACGGTGACTGGACCGGAACCTCTACTGTTATTGGCTATCCGCTCTGGGCGATTAATTATTCGCAGGTGGTCGCATACATCTATGGCACGAAACTTCCGGCGATGATTCCAGCGGCGTCGCCGCCCGCGCTCATCACGGCGACTTATTGGCGGGTCTTGGGCGCGGCGACTTTCGGCACGAGCAATAGCACCGGCATCTCGGTTTGTCAGCAATGGGCGCATGACGTTTCGGCATCCTCGCATTTCACCGGCTACATTACATCGGGCGCGACGCCGACGCTTACTCTCACCGCGACCACGACTGATGAAATGTGGGAGGGTGAGGTTATCGGTTGCAATCCTTACAGTATAAGCTGTGGGATCACGCCAGGAACCCAGATCGTGGCGCTCACGAGTGGGTCATGGGGCACGAGCGGATCGGTCTATTCGCTCACTGCGCCGGTCCCTCAATCAACCACGCGCTCGACGGCGAACGTCGTCGCCTATGGCTCGTCCGGCTCGCCGAAAGCGATGTTGAACGAAGTCTATTATGGCGATGTTCCGGCTAGCGGCGGGGCTCCGGGTTATTTTGGCGGTTCATGGGCGGATGTGGCGGTCTACGCGACCGACGTCGGGACGGGTCTGACTTCGCATCCGACTTCGGGCTTCAACAGCGGGCGGCGCATTGGCTCACGTATTGGCTCGCTTGCGGGTGGGTGGCTAAGCGGCGGGCGTACCCAGACGCTGGCTGCGCCGCCGACTGTTTCGCGCTCGACGATCGGAGCATGCGACGGGTCGGCTACGGCCTCGCCCTGTTTCGACATCGGCTCAACTTACGGCGCATCGGCGACCGCGACATGGAGCGGCGCGACCGTCACGATCACTGGCGGCCTCTCTGCCCATGCGCGGCCATTTGTAAACGGCATGTCGATCTCCTGCTCAGGCTGCAACACCGGCCTTGTAATTACCTCTCTCTCCGTACCGCCGACGCAATCGACGACGTCCGGTCAGGGACAAGTCGGCAACACTTTCACTTTCACCGCGAGCGGGACAATCGGCGGCTCGGGCTCGGGCACGATCAGCGGCGGCTGCTCGGGAACGTCGGGGACCGGATCGAACTGCATCGACATCAATTTTGCGATTAATACCGGCGGGACTTACGGAACAACGGCCTCGCTCGCGACTTGTGGAGTGAATAATATCACTGGCGCGTCGGCGCAATATGCTGTATCAAGTGGTCGATGCATCGACAGCGGCATCGGATCACTCGTGCGCAATTTACGCATCGGCACGAACGCCTGGATGGGCGCGGCTGACGGAAGTCTGGTTTCAACTGGTGACCTTTATGATGACGGAGCCGATCCGGTCGCGCTTAACTGGATTCAGACTGGCGCATTCACATGCAATATTGTTGCGCCGACTGTGGTTCAGTGCGTCAAAGCGCCTGCGCGCTCATTGGGCGTGGTCACGGGAGTTGGCCAGTGGTTAACTGGCAGTACCTATATTTCTTACGGCAATGGAGCATGGGGCACGGCGCGTGAAGGATCGATTGTCGGCTATCCCGGTGGTCAAACATTCTCTATCACTAATGCCGGTTCAGGTTATACCAACAATACGACTGTACCTTGGGTCGGCACAGCGACCAGTGGAACATGCACTGCTGTCAATGGCGGCGGCTATCCAAAGCTTGATGTTTGGGTCTCGGGTGGAGCGATCGTTGATGCCTATCCGAGTTCAACGACAGTCACTTGGGCGAACTATCCAGTCGGCATTCGTGCAACTACAACGTGCACTTATCCAACGATCAGCAACACTAACTATCCGGGCATTGGGGCAGGATCGAGCGGGACGTTGGCAGGATTAACTGTCGGTCCATCTGAAGGATTGGCAGGCGTCGCGACCTACAACAGCGACAACAACATGACTGGAACATTTCTGTACGATAATTCAGGCGAGCCGGGCAATCCGCTTAACGCGGAATTCATGTGCGGGCCTGCGACGCAGTATTGCGAGCCGGGGCTTCAGGTTGTGCCATTCGGCATCTACTTTGGCTTGCAGGTGAGCGGATGATCGCACCGAGTCTTATGAGCAATGCGGGCGTGCCTTGGGGCGCGAGTAAATGCAAGCGGGCGCAGGACGCCGACCCGCTGCTCGATTATACATGGTGGAAACTCGACGAGCTCATTCGCGGATGGGCACGGCGAGATGATTATGATCCGGAAGAAGGGCTTGATGCAGCAAAGCTTCCGGAACATTTATACCATATGACGCGAAAGAAAAATATTGAATCTATACAAAAGAAAGGTATCTTAGGTTGGCCTGATCCTATTATAAGCAACAGAAAGAACTACAATGGGGTCAATTTTGTAGAATCAGAAGAATCCGGTGGGGGTCGATTTAAACCAAATAAACCTGAAAATTATATGACAGTTAAAGTAAGCACTCGGAATTTAAATCCTGAAAATTTTGAAAGAAAAGTTCACGGATGGTGGCGTTATCGTGGCGATATTCCAGCAAAGCATATTGTTGATATTAGACCAACTTCACCAAGTCAGACCCAAGATGCTTTCCGCGAGAGCGAACACCCTCGCGGACAACCGGAGAACGCAGGGGAATTCGTTGCCAAGGGCGGACAGATCGGGGCTGGAAAGACTTTCAAGGCGCATAAGGCGGGGGAAGCCCTGCCGCCTCATATCGCAGGCTTAAAGATCCCCCCCGCTTGGCGCGATGTGCACTATGCGACGGACCCGAAGTCAGAGCTTTTGGTGACAGGGCGCGATGCTGTAGGGCGGCGGGTTGCGATCTATTCGGATGCGCATTGGGCGAAGGCGGCAGCGGCCAAGTTCGCGCGGATCAATGAGTTGAGCAAGAAGTTCAACTCGATTAAACAGCAGAACGACAAGAATCGGAAGTCGCCAGATAGACGAGTTCGCGATCTCGCTGATTGTGTACACCTGATCATGACCATGGGCATCAGACCCGGCTCGGAGACAGATACCAAGGCGAAAACCAAAGCTTATGGTGCGACTACACTTGAGGGTCAGCACGTGGTCGTCGATGGGGATCAGGTAAGCTTGCGCTTTGTTGGCAAGAAAGGTGTAAGCTTGAATTTGCTAGTCGATGATCCAGAAACGGCGCGTATGCTGCTCGTGCGTAAGCACTTGAGCGGGGATACGGGGCAACTTTTCGCTGTGAATGATGCTGCGCTCCGGGATTATGTGCACTCGTTTGATGGTGGTGGATTTAAAACAAAAGATTTTCGCACGTTGCTCGGAACGCATTCAGCTGAAGCCGAGATGGCTAAGCTTCTGCCCCCAAAAGATGAAAAGAGCTATAAGCGATCGGTTATGGCAGTTGCTAAGGCAGTTGCGGCGCGACTTGGGAATACGCCGACGATCGCGCTCCAATCGTACATTTCGCCTGCCGTCTTTGCACCGTGGAAGATCGCAGCATGAATAAAAACCCTCTGCCGTTCAGAAGCGTTGCGGCATGAACAATCTTCCTGACGTTCGTTTTGGCAGGATCGACCCGGCGCAAGTCGATTGGCGAGATCTGCTCGACGATGAGCCGGATGACGATGAGGAATTGGCGGAGACGCCGGATGACGTGATTGCGATGCTCGGTTTCGATCCACTGGACGAAATTGGGCAGGCGCAAGATGCTTGGTTTACTGGAAATCTCCATTCTGTTGATCCGTCAAGGGAAATAATACCGGCAGAAGAAGGTTATCGTTATCACGGTACGAATCTTGAGAATTTGCACGGTATTGTTGAGCGTCGCGCACTGAGTGTGCACAAACCAAATTACGGCACAGAACAGAATGCTTGGCCTGATGGTGGACGCGAGAAGCGTGCTTACTTTACGCATGATCCGCAAATTGCTCGTAATTTTTATCCTGAAGGTCATCCCGTTTTGCTTCGAGTGCCAGAATCAAAGCATGAGTTTCATAAAGAGAAGACTGGTGATACCTTTACCCGAAAGCCTGTGCCTTTACAACATATCGAAGCTTATCATGGGCAAGGACATTGGGTTCCTTTAAACGAAGCGGCACCGGGACAAGATCAGACGCTCGACGAGGCTTTCGCCTTTGACCGGAGCTCTGTCAGGTTCGAGGATCGCGACGGCCATCTGCATGTCGCGATGGCCAACATTAGCAAGGCGACGGTCAATCCGTACATCGGTAGAGAGATTCCAGGCTGGCAGGAGCTCAAGCTCGATCCGAATAAAGTTTACCTGCTTCTGCGCGATCCGGAAGAATTGAAGAAGGGCGCGTCAAGTTTTGGTGGCAAGCCATTCCTCATTGAGCATCGCCCGCTCAATGCTAACGATCACCCCTATCGCAAGGTCATTGGCGCAATCCTAAAGCCTGTTAAGTTTAACGATCCATATTTACAGGCTCCACTTGTAGTTTGGCCAACGGAAGCCATTGATCTGATCAAGAGTGGTGAGCAGCGAGAAATCAGTTGTGGCTATCGCTACACTCCGGACATGCGTCCAGGTAAGTATCAAGGTCAGCCTTACGACGGCGTGATGCGCGACATCATCGGCAACCACGTGACCCTCGTCGAGGAAGGGCGCGCGGGACCGGACGTCAATGCTCTGGTGATGGATGAGGCGATCGATGCTAGGCAATGGAAGCTGATTGAGCAAGCATTATTGGGATTGTACGCATGACCACACTTATCGAAGCCCTGAAAAAGAAATTCGGCACGCCCGCCGCTGCGCTTGCCGCGCTTGGTCTTGATGCGGCGTTACTTGAGGAGAAACCAATGACAACGAAGGAAGCGGTGAGCGCCGCGCGCAAGGCTGCGATGGCGTTCGCAGAGGACGCAACGCCGGAAGGACTCAACGTCCTTCTCGAGGCGCTGAGTCAAGTCAAGCCTGCGGCTGTTGATCCAGCGGCAGGTGGAGGTGGTGGCATGGGCGATGCCCCTCCTGAGGAAGAGCCAACAGACGGTGGCGGAGAAGCCCCCCCGCTCGACGGTCCGGTTACACGTGAGTCGATCCGGGCTTTCTTGGAACAGGAACTCTCGCCCGAAGCTTTTGCTCAATTCGAGCAGATGCTAGCAGCTTTGTCCGATGAAGAAGAAGCGCCGCCTGATGACGGTATGGGCGGGGGGCCGGATGAAGATCAGCAGCAAGACGGTCTTGATGGAAGTGGCCCGCCGCCTTTTGACGGTCGGCCTAGGATGCCAAACGAAGGAGCGCATGACAGCATGGCAAACGTCGGAATGGACGAGGCGACAGTCCAGAAAATGATCACCGCGTCCACCGACGCAGTGCGTCGCCAAGAGAAGGAACTCCGTCAGGCAGAGCGTGATGTTCGGCCTTACGTTGGTGACATTATCGGGTGCGACAGCGCCGAGCAGGTTTATCGGAAGGCGCTGGCGATTAAGGGCGTTGATCCGAAGCAGTTGGAACAGATCAAAGAAGTTCCAGCGCTGAAGATTTTGCTCAGTGCGCAGAAGCCCGCTGGCGCAGTCGAGAAAAAGTCTACCGCTGAAATGGCGACGGATGGTAAAGCAGCCAAGGGCTTTTTTGAAAGGTTCCCGGAGGCGGCTCGCATTGAGCATGCGAACTAAGCCCCTTCCTCTTTTATAAGGAGTATATGGTTATGACTGCAGTTGGTGGTATCCAAACCTCTGTCGGCGGCAAGATGGCTCCCGGCATTGAGGGCGCATGGGCCTCGACAAATCCGCGATCGAGCTATGTGGCTGGGCCGGGTGGTCTGGTTGCAGGTTCAGCGGGTCTGACGGTTGGTCGTTTTGCTTGGGTTGATTGGGCGCAGATGGATGCGGATAACGCTCCTGCTGTTGCCAATAACTTTGGCAGCGGTAATCCGAGTGGCTTCTTTGCTTTCGAGATGCAAGCTTTGATTACTGGCTTCCTCGGTAGCGCCAGCATGCTTGCCGTGGCCGGGCAAGGTGTTACGCTCATGACGGATGGTGACTATTGGGTCAAGAACTATGGCTCAAATTATGCCACCCCCGGCATGTATTGCTACGCGGATTTGGCGACTGGCAAGCCCTCGTTTGCGAGCGGTGTTAACGCGGCGAATGTCATTTCGCCGAGCTCTGCTTATGTGACAGCGCAGACGGGTAAAACGGTCACCGGTTACATTATCGACAATATCCTGTATGTGACGACAGCGACCAACCCGATTTATCGGGGCTCGACGCTGACGGCAGGTACCGGTGTGACTGTTGGAGCCAAGGTCAAGGATCAGTTGACCTCGACCGAAACGGGTGGGGCGCTCAATGGCAAGGGCACCTATTCGCTCGATACGGGTGAGATGACGGCCTATAGCGCTGGGTCGCCGGGCACTATCACCTTCAGTTATGGCCAGTTGACGATTACCACTTTGGCCTCGGGGACGGTGGTATTGGGCGCGATGCTTGGCACGTCGGCGAGCGATACGGTTCCTGCCAACGATGCGGTGACGGATTTCATCACCGGCACAGGCGGCACTGGGAATTACGCCGTCAGTAGCGCTACAGCGATCGCGACTTCGGGTGCTCCGTCTTCAACACTCACGTTGACGACCAATGTCGTGACGGTTTGGACAGCACAGTCGGGCGGTGCAGCAGGAGAACTGATTAAGATCGCAACCCCTCGCCAGAGGCTCATGTAACCCCCTAAACGCCAGAGAGGCGGTGGAGTAAAATAAAATGACAGTGGTTCCGAAGTTTCGCACTTTCGAGGAGGCTCGTCAAGCCTTCATGGAAGACCGGTATATGTTGGAAGATGCGGGTTTTAGCTGGCATGGCTATACTCCGCATACTTACATTCCGGAGAGTTGGAAGCGCGATTATCGTCTCGCAGTGGACGAGCTCAGCGGCGCGCTCCAGAAGATGTATGGTCAGGGTTTTGGTCAGGACGCGGCGATTACACCAGTAAGTCTTGATCCCAATGCTGGTGTGCCTTGGGCCTTGACCAACATGATTGACCCGACAATCTTCAAGATTCTGTTCGCCCCGGTTGTCATGGCCGAAATTCTCGGTGAACAGAAGAAGGGTACTTGGACCGATCGCACGATCCAGTTCCCTGTGATCGAGCACTCGGGCGAAGTTGAGACCTACGGTGATAATAACGAAGGTGGCAATGCCAACGTCACCATCAACTTTCCCGGTCGGCAAGCGTACATGATGCAGACCGTCATCCGCTATGGCGATTTGGAAGTTGACATGGCGGGACTGGCCAAGATCAACTACGTCTCGGAGCTTGGCGTGAGTGCCGCCAACGCGCTGAATCGGTATCTGAACCTGATTTACGCTTATGGCGTAGCCGGGCTTCAGAATTATGGCACGTTGAATGATCCGCATTTGCCTGCAGCACTCAGCCCGGCCACCAAGGCTGCGTATGGGACGACGGGCACGAATGCTTGGTATTATAACGGAGCACCTAACGCGACGCCGAATGAAGTTTACAACGACATCTTGGCGATGTACTACGCGTTGGTTAACAACACGCTTGGTCTCGTGAATGAGGATACACCGCTGATGTTGGCGCTGTCTCCACAGTCGCAGACCGCGTTGAAGTTCGTCAACTCGTTCAACGTGAATGTGACGACGCTGCTCAAGGATAACTTTAAGAACCTGACGATTAAGACTGCGCCGCAATATGCAGTCAAATCGGCGGCCAATCCGGAGGGTATTGCAGCGGGCAACTTGATGCAGTTGATGGCTCCGGAGCTTGATGGGCAGAAGCAGTCATTCTGCGCATATAACGAGAAGCTGCGAAGCTTCCCGATCGTTCGCGGGCTCTCCAATTATAAGCAGAAGCAGATTTCTGGCGCTTGGGGCGCGGTTTTCCGCTCTACTGTCGGCGTCCAGCAGATGATTGGAGTCTGAGATCCAAAGGGAAAGAGGAACCTTCCCTTAAAATCCAGTAAAGGAAAAAGTAGCTATGGCGACGTCGAAAGATACAGTCCTTGTTGGGTGCAAAATTCCCAACGGTTTAATGCTGGAGCTTGATACTTTTATCAAGCAGACAGAGCAAGTGATTGGCGGTGGTGTGCGTGAGTCGCGAATTGCGGCGCGTACCGGAGAAACCTTCAGGTTGAATGGGCCAGCAGTGCCGTTCGGCCAGCGCCCAACCTTTGATATCAAGGGCGGTTATGCCTTTACGGAGGTTCCCAAGCTGTTTTGGGAGCAGTGGTCGAAAAACCATAAGGATTTGCTTTCGACTAAGCAGATTATTGTGGCAGAGACCGCTGACGGCTTGCTTGGGCAGGCTCGTGACTTCAAGGATTTGAAAAGCGGCCTACAACCGTTGCGCCGGGAAGGGAAAGATCCGCGCTTTCCTCGATTGCCTTCGGGAATTACAATTGAAGAAGATAAAGGCAAAGATGGCGGGGATGACTAATGAATGGTGGCCTGATAACAATCACCCCCGCTCAGTTCATTGCAACTTTTCCTGAGTTTGCGGCTTACGATACAACGCAAATTCAGAATTGGTTAACTGAAGCGCCAATGGAGATTAATACTTGGCGCCTACGGGATGATTTTAATGATGCCCGGCCCATGGCAATTATGCTGTTTACCGCTCATAATTTAGCTCTTGGTAAATATGATCAACTAACGGCTGCAGCGGGGGGAGTCCCCGGAGCAACGTCCGGACCGCTTGCGAGTAAATCGGTGGGTGGTGTCTCTATGAGCTATGATGTTGGAGCTACGACATTTCGAGATGCTGGAGACTTTAATTCGACAGGTTATGGCCGTCGTCTCTATCGTCTTTTGCGCAGCTATCGGAAAGGTTTTACTTATAAGACATCTTGGCGTTCACAAAACCTGTGGAACAAGTTTTTCTAAAAATGGCTCATCGCGGCGTCCGCATAACGCATGATAAACTGGTCGGGATCTTGGCCAACGTTAAATTGTTAACTGGAAAAGAGGTTCTTGTCGGAATTACAGCAGAGAAGGATGCTCGACAGGCTGAACCCGGTGAAAAGGCCCCGGCAGCAGGCAATGCGCTCATTGGCTATGTTATGGAAACAGGGTTGCCTGAAAAGAATATTCCTCAACGATCATTTTTAGTTCCTGGTGTACAAAATAATCAGGATAGAAACATCAAGCGATTGAGAGAAGCCGGGATCAATGCGTTAGATGGTGAGATCCGGAAGATGTTAGCGCAGTTCGAGGCGATTGGACTCGAGACGCAAGCGAGTGTCCAGAAGAAGATCACAAGTGGACCGTTTGCTCCGCTCTCGCCGAGAACCATCGCAGCCAGAGCTCGACGCGGGCGGCAGGGCGCTATCAAGTATTTGCAGGAGATCAAGGCTGGGCGCACCCCGAGCGGCGATTTGGTTAAACCGTTGATCGATACTGGACAATTGCGTCAAGCAATTACTTACGTGGTGGTGGATCGTGGCGCTCATTGATGTCACACAATTATTGTATGATCCGGATCTTATCGACATTTTTAGTGTGATTAGCTCGACTGCTGTTGTTAATTCTGCCGGGGTCATGGTGATAACTCAAGGTTCACCAGTTCCGGCAAGGGGCGTCGTCATACCGGGCCGTTCGAACATGCGCCGATTAGACGATGGAACTCGAGTTGAAGCGTATATCGATATCTATACCACTTACCGGCTCAACGGTGGCACTAAGGCGGATGATGCGAATTCTGCTCCTGCCGACATCGTTATCTGGCAGTCGCGCAAATATACAGTGGCTGCTGTCGAGCATTGGGAAGATTTCGGCGCGGGCTTTGTCCATGCGTCATGTGACTTACTGCCATTGAACCCTGCTACTTGAAAGGACACGCAAATGCTCACGTATGAGATGCTCAGTGCCAAATATCCTGAAGTCAAAGGCTATCCAGGCTCTGAAGTTCAGCAGTGGATTGACACTGCCAATGTTGCAATCAATGAACACCGCGCGCCCAAGCAAACCGATCGGGCGCGAATGCTTTATGTCATGCACCAACTGATCCGGTTCACTGTTCATAAGCCCCTACCTCCGAAAGACGCGCGGCTGGCGCGGAGTGCAGGGCGGCAGAACGCATGGTCCACCACTCCACACGGGCATGAGTTGTTGGCACTGACGCGATACTGAGATGAACGACTCAAGTACAGGCGGCTACATCCAGCCAGTTGCCAGCGGGCAATTAGTCGAGGACGCTGCGCTTGACGCTGTGCTCCAGGGTTTGGTCAGCGGCATCACCGGCATGCCCGGCAACATGGTACGACCGCGCTGGCAACTCGTCCCCCCGCCTCAGCCCGATCAAAATACGGATTGGTGTGCAATCGGGGTGACGAGTGAAGATCCGTATCCTTCATTGGGCGATGAGACACATTTCAGCGCTGATACTTCTGGGAACAATCCGAAGGGCTTGAGTGTAACGAACGAATGGGCTGAGCTTCATATTCTTGCCAGTTTCTACGGACCGAACGCGCGTGGTAATGCGACCCTGTTTCGAAGCGGAATTTGCGTTGCGCAAAATCGTGAGGCGCTTTACGGAACAGGGTTGGGACTAAAAGAACGGCCTGATAGAATTGTTAATGTTTCATATGAAGAAAATCAACAAACCGTTCGTCGCTATGACATGGAATTTTGCTTAAATCGCACGGTCACGCGCATCTGGCCGATCGATGATCTGCTAAGCGCGGCTGGCGATGTTGTGACGGCTGAGATGGGATCACAGCCTTTCCTGACCCCAAACATTCCGGACCCGTAAAGGATCGAAACCATGGGTATCATGCCAACTGTCGATGTCGGCGACTTTGTCAATGTTCAAGTCAATATCAGCCCGATTGCTGTACCGTTTAGTCTGTTCGGGGTGCCGCTCGTCCTGGGCGATAGTGGGGTGATCGATACGACGACCCGCGTCAGAACCTATTCGACGATTACTGAGGTCGGGGCGGATTTTGGCAATACATCGCCGGAATATTTAGCGGCAGAAGTCTTCTTCGAGCAGAGCCCGCAACCATCAACTTGCATGATTGGCGCATGGGCGGCGTCGGCGATCGGCGGTGCGATTGAAGGTGGCTCGCTTTCAGCGACTCAACAACAACTCGCCAATTTCACGGCGATCACTGCTGGCAACATGTTAATTTGGATTGACGGTGTTCCTTATAATGTGTCGGGCGTCAATTTCAGCGCGGCGCTCAACTTGAACGGTGTCGCAGCGACATTGCAGACGGCCTTGCGTGCGGTTGGCGGGTCAGCGACAGCAGCCGTCAAATGTGTTTGGGACCCGGAATTCGAACGATTCGAGATCACCTCGGGTACGACCGGGGTCACGTCTTCGGTGAGCTTTGCCTCCGTAACAACAGCTATCGATTCCGTTGCCTTTTCCGGACAACCAACGGCAGGCACCGATAGTCTCACCGTCAATGGAACTCAGGTCAATTTTGTTTCATCACTGACATCTGGGATACAATGCCTGGAAGGTTCGAATTTGGCCGGAACGTTGGCCAACTTGGTTGCGTTGCTCAATTCCTCGACCGATACGAATATTTCAAAAGGAACTTATTATGTCGTCGGTACGACGCTCTATATGGTATCGATCGCAACCGGGACAGCCGGAAATTCCTATACGCTTGCCAAATCTGGCAGCACTATGACGCTTGGCTCGTCCACTTGGTTAGGAGGTCTATCTACCGGTACGCCATTGGGGCCGGTGCTTGGGCTACTTTCAACAAGCGGTGGCTATTTGGTTCCGGGACTGGCGGCAGAAAGTTTGCTCAGTGCGGTGCAGGCTTGCGCCAATGTTTCTAACCAATGGTATGGGCTTTATGTCGCTTCAACGGCTGTACCGCAGGTTAGCGACTATACAGCAGTCGCCGCCTATATTCTCGCCTCGACGCGCTCCCGCATCTTTGGCGTGACGATCCAGAATCCGGCCTGCCTCAACTCGGCGATTACTAACGGGCTTGCTGACGTTCTCCAGAGCTTCAACAATAAACGGGTCTTCTGGCATTATTCGTCAAGCAATCCGTATGCAGCCATGACGCTTATGGGACGAGCGTTCACCGTCAACTTCCTCGGTTCGCTCACTACTTTGACGCTCGCATGGAAGCAGGCTCCGGGCATCGCGGCAGAGTATCTAAACGAGAGCCAATTTGCCGCATTGCAGGCCAAGTCAGGCAACGTCGTCATTGCCATTGACAATGGCGCACAGATGATTTGGCCCGGTCAGATGAGCAACGGCAATCCGATCGGGCCGGTCAACGGCTTCTGGTTTGATGAGGTGCATGGCGTCGATTGGTTTGCGAACTATATCCAGACCAATGTCTTCAACTTCATGTATACGGTCCAAACCAAGGTTCCTCAGGATGATGACGGAACCAATCAACTCATGAACAATATCGAGGCGAGTTGCGTGCAGGCTGTGAACAATGGCCTCGTTGCGCCGGGCATCTGGACAGGCGCTGGCTTCGGCGCTCTGACGACCAACACTCAATTGTCTAAGGGTTGGTACGTCTACGCCCCCGCCATTGCGACGCAATCGCAGGCGGCGCGCGAGGCGCGGCAGAGCGTGCCGATTCAGGTGGCAGCTAAGCTTGCGGGAGCCGTACATACCGTCGATGTCATTCTCAACATCAATCGCTAATCTTGGCGATTGGATAAAGGAGTAAACTCATGGCCATCGAACTGCAAGGTGGAGCGTACAGCTTTGCCGATGTCAATATCGCGATCACCGGGCCGTTTATCAATGCTTCGCTTTCTAAGCCAGGCGTCTCTAATGAAGGCGCAGTGGTCCGGATGGATGGGGAGAAGAACCGTAAGACGGTCGGTGCGGGCGGGAGTTGGATGCAGTCGCTGATCGTGGCGCAATCGGGGCGGGTACGTTTGAGCTTGCTCAAGACTGGGGTGGGTAATTCCATCCTTTCTGCTGCATACAATTCTCAGAAATCCTCTGCTGCTTATTGGGGTCAGAATCTGATTACCATTAATAATCCAGTCAGTCTTGACAATGTGACGGCGCAAGGTGGAGCGTTTCTTAAACTGCCGGACGTGACCTATAGCGCTGATGGAACAGCGTTGATGGAATGGGAATTTGATTGCGGGTTGATTGAAATGTTGTTGGGCGCGGGCGCGCTTACTCAGGGGCTTTAACTAAATGCCGCAGGATGTTGTCGAGTTCAAGATTGGGGCACAACGCTATCAATGCGCGCCGATCGATTTGTTTACGCAATTGGGCATTGTTGCGCGTATCTCCCCACTTTATGCGAGTGGCTTTGCCGAGATGGTGCCTTTCATGGTCTGGTTTCGGGACGCAGGTATCAGCAGTCTTGATAACCTGACAGTTGAGAAGGTTACGCAAATCATGACGCCCATCGCACGTGAAGTGGCCAAGATGAGCGATGCCGATCGCAATTTTGTCATCTCTTCTTGCCTCGGAGCAGTTGCTCGCTGGCGCGATCCGGGGGGTCCCTGGGAGCCGGTCTGGAACAAGGCGGCTAATGTGGCTATGCTCGATGACATCAACGACGCGATGTTGGCGCTTCGCATATCGATGGAGGTTGTCCGGATCAGGCTCTCTAGTTTTTTTCCAGAGCGCCTCTTCACATTCCTCGAAGGGGCGACGTCCTAAGTTTCGAAGTTATGCGCATGCCGCATGATGAAGATTGGTTACTTGCTCCTTGTGCGGCAAACATGTATCGTTATGAGAGTTTGTTTGATGGGAAATTAGACTTGGTAGACGTAATGCGTGCTAATGAATATCTTGCTGTGCGCGCAGAAAATCAAGCGCGGGCGCAAGAGGCAGCAATAGTAAAGGCTAGGCGTTAAATGCCAGAGACTATCCGCGAATTTCTTGTTGGTCTTGGCTGGACGAATGATGAAGCCAGCCAACGGAAATTTGAAACAGCGATCACGACTGCAACATTGCAGGCCAAGTTGCTTGGCGATGCGATCGAGGCGACTGCGCGTAAAGTTGCCGCTTCAGTCACTTCGGTAACAGCTAATTTTGAGAATTTGTTTTATCAGTCCAGCCGTATGAACATGACGGCGCGAGACATTACTAATTTGCGTTATGCTTTAGAACAGACTGGCGTTCCTCTCGGGGAGGCGAATGCCGGGCTTGAAGCAATGGGCCAACAGTTTAGGGAAAACCCACAAGCCGCCATGTACTGGTGGGGAAAGTTCGGATTGGAGCTTGATCGAGTTACTGGCAAATTTAAATATAATGCTGAAGAGGCGCGCAGGAATGCAGGCTCGGTAACATCTCCAATTTTCGAGATGTATCGCGCGCATACCGGGATGAGTGAGCAGATGGCGCAGGCGCTTGCGCGCCATCCTGAAGAGATTGCCCGGTTCATTGCGCAAAGCGAAGGGATGTTGCAAGGGGCAGGGCTCGATCCAGAGGCTGCGGCAAAACAGGGGCAAGCTCTTGAGCGGGTGTTCCGGGAAACCTTTACTCGCATTTCGGTAATCGCCAATCAATTTTCAACGGATCTTGGGGCCGATCTACAAGGCCCGGTGACAGCATTTAATAAATGGCTTGACGATAATAGTCCAACCATTTCGACGACACTTAAAGATATTTCTAAGGATCTAGGAGAAATTGCATCGGCTACCACAACAGCATTCAAGGAGTTTGTTATCAGCGATGAAGCAAAGCAGGGATGGGGCGAATTGCGTCAGGATATGCAAGATATTCGTTCTGTTATGGAATGGTTCATTGCACATAGCAAAGAAGCCGTTGATTGGCTGAACTATTTGTCTGGCGTAGGTCGAGGCCCGCATGCGGCGACTGATCTTAATCGAGCCATCACAGGACGAGAACATCCTCTTGTTGACCTTTACAATTGGCTCCAAAGCTTTACGCCCAAAACTATGTCTTCGGCAGAAGAGCTTGAAAGGATGCGTACTGGGCGAGCAATTTCTCCCGGATCTGTCTTCTTGCGTCAGCTAAATGAATTGTTTGGTATTGAGGAAGCTCATCCAGCTGAACTTCCATTTATTTATCCTGGACGTCCACATACACCGACGCCGGGTACGGCTTATCCATTTGAACAACCAGAGCACCCGCATACGCCGACTCCGCAACGTAGTTGGTGGCAGCGGGCTGGGGATTTGGGCAGTTCGATTTGGAATCGGTTGACGGGTCTTTTAATCAATGGCCAACCAGTTTCGCAGTCGAATCCTCTACCAGTTACACTATCGACACAAGATATGTTGGCTTTGGAAGGACAACAAGCTTTTGGCGGGGGGGCTGCTATTGCTGGCGCAGGGGGCGTTAATGCAGGCGTGGCCGGGGGTGTTGGTTCAAGTGGCTTAGGACCGGGTAGTGGAGGACGTGGTGGCGGTGCGGTAAGCGGATCGTTTATGGATGCTCTTGCTCAGATCGAGAGCGGCAATCAAAATATTCCTAGTGGGGTTGATCCTGATCCTCCCGGCTATCCTGGTGGACGAAGTCAAGGATACTTTCAGATCAATACACCAACATGGCGGATGTTTGCGGTAGGGACGCGCGGTGCTGATTACCCGAATGCCATGGCTGCTCCGCGTGATGTGCAAGCTGAAGTTGCTGCTCGCATTCCGCTTGCTCGATTTGGTCCTCGAACACAAAGAATGCTTATACAGGAGTTTGGTCCACTCAGTTTGCAAGAAACGATTGGTCAACTTGCACATGAACATGGAACGCAGCCGAGTGCAGCAACAGATAAAGTTGCTATACAAGCTTCACCGACTGGAACCGGCATGCGTGCTCGCCCTCCCAGAACTAGCCCCCCGCCTGTTCCGACGGGCTGGCGCTTTGTTCCACAGACCGGGCCGCGCGATGCTCCTGATGCCGCTGGTCTGCCGACAGGTGCGATGCGCTTAGTACCAGAACAGCATCCAGCAGGTTGGACTGCCCCGGTTCATACTTCGATGATCAGTGATCATCTGCAAAGGCTCGCGGCGCTTGGTCATCAGGTGACGCATAATCATCAGGCGACGACGCATCAAGTTGCGCAAGACGTCAGTATTAAAATTGAAGGAGCCAATGATCCGGAGATGGTAGCGCGGGCAGTGGGCACACGACTCAAGCGTGATGCGATCGCGGCGACGACCAATCTCAAAGGGGCCTTCGCATGAGGAATATCGGAAGCGGCAGTGCTCAGATTAAAGGAGCATTCGCATGAGCCTCGCCGATTTTGGTCCGCTCATTGGGGATGCGGCTAACAATTTTGCGTTGATCACAACACAGAACTCAGCGATCGGTTCACTTTATCCGGACGTAGTCACGCGTGAGATTCATCACGATGACTTAATGATCACGGTCCAGCCGCGAGAGGTGGGTACCCCGGCCTCCGATCATGCTTACAAGCAACCGGTGACAGTCGAGATTTTTGGTGGCTATTCAGACTCGAACGCGCAGACCGAAGGCTATGTGGAATTCATCTATCAGCAATTCTTGGCTTTGCAGGCGAGCAAACAACCTTTTACAGTAACGACGCGCAAGCGCGGCTACTCCAATATGCTCATTCGGAGCTTCTTGACTAAGACTGATGAAACGACATGGAGCACCCTCGAGTTTGTTGCCTTTTGTCAGGAAAGCATCATCGTTACGACCCAAACCTTGAACGAAGGAACAACGACGCAAGATCCGAGCGACGGCAATCAAGCTCTAGGGGATGGTCTTCCGGCAGGCGTCAATAACAATCTGGGTGGAGCTCAGGCATCCAGCTTTCCAGCCGTGACTAATGTTACAGGCACCGGGGTTTATCCGACTTGGAC